GCGGGCCATTGCCCGACAAGCCAATCGGTCTATCAAAATTGGAATTGGTGCAATACAAATGGCTAGTCGAGGCGATGGCGCACGTGGGAACGGGCGGGGCATCAGATCTCGCAGCGGTGACGATGGCGGCAAAAATGCTGGCGAGAGCGCAGATCCTGCGCGACCTGATCGATCAGCTACCGAGTCCAATGATCGACCGCGAAAACGGGCCAGCGCTACACCCAGCGTACGCAGAGCTAGGGCGAAGCGAGTCGCGAATCCAGTCGATGCTGATCAGCCTCAACCTGATGCCGCGCACACGATCGAGCACACGCCTGCCCGCCGAGCAGCAGGTGACAAGCGCCAGCGTGCCCGACGACAACCCGATACTCAAACTCCTGGGCAGCTAGCCGCGCGCAACGTCGAGCTGTTTTTCCGCACATGCCTAACGCATGTCAAAGGAGCGGACGCAGGCCGTCCGCTCATGTTGGCGGAGTGGCAGTATCGAGACATCATAGCTCCTCTATTCGGCACTCTCCGTGCCGATGGCCTGCGTCAATACCGCACCAGCTACATCGAGATCCCGCGAAAAAATGGCAAGAGCACGTTGTGCGCAGGCATAGCGCTCTACCTGCTCATGGCCGATGGGGAGAAGGGCGCGGAGATCGTGTCGGCAGCCGCCGATCGTGAGCAGGCATCTATCGTGTTCGACATTGCCTCGAGCATGGTGCAGGCTAGCCCAATGCTTGCCTCGAGATGCACTGTGCTTCGCAAAGAGATCGTTACCAAGAACGGTAGCAGATATCGAGCAATTAGCGCAGACGCCCACACCAAGCACGGTTTCAATTGCTCGGGCATCATATTTGACGAGCTCCACGCTCAGCCCAATAGAGAGCTCTGGGATGTGCTGACGACAAGTGTAGGCTCACGCAGGCAGCCGCTTACCGTGGCGATCACGACCGCAGGGCACGATCGCAACTCACTCTGCTACGAGATGCACCAGCACGCTCGCTCAGTCGCTGATGGCTCGCTGGTCGATCACAGTTTCTTGCCCGTTCTCTATCGTGCGCCAGACGGTGCGTCATGGCGAGATGAGTCTACATGGCGAGCGGCAAACCCCGGCTATGGCGTATCCGTGCTGCCCGACTACATGCACCAAGCAGCAATGGACGCAGCCCAATCACCTGCCCGTGAGCTTGCATTTCGCCGCCTCCACCTCTGCGAGTGGACCGACACGGTCACTCGATGGATCGCACCCGAGACATGGGACGCATGCCGCAGCCCTCGACCCGATCTTGATGGCCGATTGTGTTATGGTGCTCTTGACCTGAGCTCGACTATGGATCTCTCGGCGTTTGTCCTGGCGTTTCCGCTCGACGACGGCACGATCTGGATAGAGCCGACATGCTGGGCGCCTCGAGGTGCGCTTAAACAGAGAGAGCGCACCAACCGCATGCGGTATGACCAATGGCATGCAAGCGGGCATATCAACGTCACCGATGGCGATGTGATCGAGTACGAGGATGTTTACACGCGCATCAAGCAATTATGCGCACAGTATCGAGTAGTCGATATCGCAATTGACCGCTGGAATGCTAGCCAACTGGCTCAGCAGATGCAGAGCGATGGGCTCAACATCGTGTCATTTGGCCAAGGCTATGCAAGCATGAGTCCTGCCGCTAAAGATTTTGAGACATTAGTCATGGCGAGAAAATTGAGGCATGACGGCAATCCGGTATTGCGATGGTGTCTAGGTAACTGTTCGATAGAGTCAGATGCTGCCGGAAACATAAAGCCCAGCAAGGCCAAGAGCTCAGAAAAGATCGACGCGCTCGTTGCCTCGATCATGGCAGTCGCAAGATCTCGAGTCGGCGAAGCAGGCGGAGCGATAGGGCGAGGTGCCCCGTCGGTGTACGAGTCGCGAGGGATGACTCTCATATGACGATCATCGATCGCATCAAGAGCCTATTCACGCTGCGCGCGGGCAATCGCCCGAGCCTGCGAGATCCCGCGCTCATAGCGTTTCATGGTGGCGCGGTTAGCTCTGCCGGTGTGCAGGTATCTGAGAGCTCAGCGCTCAGCTATGCGCCATTTTGGCAAGCCGTTCGCATTATCTCCGAGACCATCTCTAGCCTGCCGTTTCACGTTTATCAGCAGACTGCAAATGGGCGGATTATCGCTGATGACATGATGGTGGCCGACCTTCTGCGATTTGCGCCAAATGAGGAGATGACCTCGATGCAGTTGCGTGAGCAATGGCTTGCGCAGGCTCTGACGTGGGGCAATGGCTACTGCGAGATCGAGCGAGACACGATCGGACGCCCAACGCGATTGTGGTTGCTGCGTGCCGAAAACATGAAGGTCGGGCGATCCGAAAACGGAGACCTACAATATATTTATCGCGACGATTTCAGCCGTGCGACCTACATACCAGCATCTGACGTACTGCATCTACGTGGCCCAGGTGGTGATGGCTACGTCGGTGCCAGCGTTGTCTCGCTGGCTCGAGACTCGATCGGGCTAGGCATCGCTGCTGAGGCATTTGGCTCATCGTTTTTTGGTCGCGGCGCTCGACCATCCGGCGTGCTAGAGCATCCCGGCAGGCTCAGCGACGATGCCCGCGGTCGCCTTCGCGGCGATTGGGAACGTCTGCACTCTGGTATCGATAATGCCTCACGAGTAGCGATACTCGAGGAGGGCATGAAATGGACCACGACCGCGATCCCGCCTGACGATGCGCAGTTCCTTGAGACGAGGCGTTTCCAGCTCGAGGAGATCGCTAGGTGGTTTAATATCCCCGTATCCAAACTGCGGGCAACTGGTGGCAGCACCTACAGCTCGCTAGAGCAGGAAAACCAAGCGTTCTTGAGCGAGACGCTGCGCCCCTGGTTGGTGCGCATCGAGCAAGAGGTGCGCAACAAACTGCTCCTGCCAATCAGCAGCAGCTACTACGTGGAGCATCGCGTCGAGGGGCTGCTGCGCACTGACCTCGCAGCGAGATACAGCGCATACGCCATTGGCCGCAACTGGGGCTGGCTCAGCGTAAATGAGATCCGAGCGCTCGAGCAGCTCGACCCTATCGAGGGTGGAGATGTATTTCTCCAGCCGCTCAACATGCAACCCGTATCGTCGATGGGCGGAGCTCAGGCACCGCCTGCTGATCCTACTGTCGCGCCAGTCGTCGTCGATCCTACAGCGCTGCCAGTAGCACCAGCAGCACCAGCAGAGACCAACGACCTCGAGGCATATGCCAGCGATGCGGTCATTGCGTTAGCACTGGCCATGACCGAACACCAGATCCCGAGCTGCGAGCATGGCTCGACCAATCGCTGCCGTGTGTGTGGCATCGAGCGTGAGCGTGAGCTTGTGCCACCGACTCGCCCAGGTGGTCGCCATGGCTGGCGCATCAAATGGCGACCAATTCTGCCGCTACGCAAAACAGAGACTGCGCAGGAGGTCACCGATGGAGCGTAGACTACTCTCTACCGTCTCATCTGACGCTGGCCGACTGATGGGCTATGCCTCGGTCTACGGGCCGCTGAGCGAAGATCTGGGTGGTTTCCGCGAGCGCATCAGTCCACAGGCATTTACTCGCACGCTCGAGGATAAGTCCGCGGATGTGCGAGCTCTGGTCAATCACGACTCATCGCTCGTGCTAGGTCGCAGATCTGCGGGCACGCTAAAATTGAGCACAGACAAAAATGGCCTTGGCGTTGAGATCTACCCGCCAGACACCAGCTATGCCAAAGATCTTCGTATGCTCATCGAGCGTGGCGATGTCAATCAGATGTCGTTTGGCTTCATTGTGCGAGCTGACGAGTGGACAATCGAGGAAACAGTGCGAGTGCGGACCGTGACAGATGTCGAGCTCATCGAGGTCTCCGTTGTCACCATCCCCGCCTACCCGGACACCACGGTCGCGATACGGTCGCGTGATCAGTGGAGCGCAAGCCAATTGAGGCTTAGCGTACATTTACGAGGCCGAAGATTACTTTTGTCGCAGCTCGGCTGCGCAGGGAGGATTGCATGAGCGTATCACGTCGCGACCTGCTCGCAGAGCGAGCACGTCTAGTAGAGCAGGCCAAAACCTACCACGAGTCGGCATCGACTCGTGAGTGGACGCCAGAGGAGACCGCAAAGGTCGATGAGATCGTTGCCCTCATCGCAGACCACGATGCTCGCATTGCGGCTATCGAGCTAGCAATGGCTGAGGAGGTCTCCGGCGAGGAGGCACCAGCAGAAGCACCAGCAGCAGATCCAGCAGCGCAGCAGCAGGCAGCTCGCGCACGTCTCAGCGATGTGCTCAGCGCAAGCTCACGCCGCACTCGCCCAGCTCCAGTGGGCGTGCCAATGTTCACCCGCGACCTCGACGACAAGCGCGCTAATCGGGACCGTGAAACAGCTCTTTGCGGCTGGTTCCTTGGCAACGATGCACGCCCTGAGCACCGCTCAGCAGCTCAGCGCTCAGGCCTCAACCTGGGCAGCAACCGCATCGTGCTGACTCGCGCCAACTCGACCAGCTCCACTGCCGGTGGTTACACCATCCCGCAGGGCTTTCTTGCGGAATTGGAAAAGAAGATCGTTTATTTCAACCCGCTGCGTGATGTCGCTCGCGTCATCCGCACCGAGTCGGGTAACAGCCTGCCATTCCCGACGATTGACGACACGGGCAACCCAGGTGCGATCGGCGCGGAAAACACCGCACCATCCGCTACCGACATGACGTTCGGCCAGATCATCCTCGGCGCATACCGCACCGAGTCGCTGGTACTGCTTAGCAATGAGCTCCTACGTGACTCCGGTTTGGATCTCGCTACCGAAGTTGCGGGCCTTCTCGGCGAGCGTCTCGGTCGCAAAGAAGCCACGGACCACGCAACTGGTAACGGCACGACTGCTCCTCAGGGTGTAGTCACCGGCTCATCGGCTGGCGTTGCTGGCGCGACCACAACCACCATCACGCTCGCCAATATCATGGGATGCCGCAATGCCCTCGATTATGGCTATCAGCAGAATGGCGCATGGATGATGCACCAGTCGATCTGGTCTACCATCCTGCAACTGGCCGACTCACAGAGCCGCCCATTGTTCCTCGACCTGCTCAACGGCAACGCACCGCGGCTCTTGGGCTATCCGGTGATCATCAACAACGCAATGGCCAGCTCAATCGCTGCCAATGCCAAAACTGTTCTGTTCGGCGATTTCAGCAAGTTTTACATCCGCGATGCGGGTGATATTGAAATCATCCGCATGAACGAACGCTATGCTGATGCCTATCAGACCGGATTCATGGCAGTTCGTCGTAGCGATTCCAAGGTCGCTCAAAGCGCAGCCATCGTCCGCATCACTCAGCCAGCAACCTAATGTGGAGTAGACTCATGAGAGTGAAAATACTCATACATTGCGTAGGCACTCTCGTGAGCTACATGCCCGGTGAGGTTCTGGACATTGTTGGCGATGACGCCCAGCGGCTCGTATCCGCTGGGCTCGCCGAGCCCTATCAGGAGCCAGCAGCACTGGCTCCACCACCTTTAGACATTGCAGACAATAAGCGCCGTAAAAACGTGGAGAAGAGATGAATATCAAGATCCTCGCGCGTGGCACGTCCGAGCCAGTAACACTGGCTGAGGCGAAGCTCCACCTGCGCGTGGACCTGAGCGACGATGATGCGCTCATCACTGCGATGATCAGCGCGGCGCGTGACATGGTGGAGCGTTACACCAGCCGCACCCTAATCTATACCGCATACCGACTCACGATGGACAACTGGCCCTACGACATCGAGCTGCCACGATCACCAGCCGTTGAGGCTGCGGCTAACCTGATCACGGGCATCGCATACATCACACCGCGGATCCGATACTACGACGGTGATGGCAATCAGCAGACGATGACGTATGCCGCTAATGATTTTGAAATTTTGCTCGACAACAACCCGCCCCTGCTCGTGCTGCCACCGAGCGGAATTTGGCCGGTCACCTACCCGCTCCAGCGTGGAGCAATCGAGATCGACTGGATCGCAGGCTACGGCGCAGCCAGCACGGGCATACCGCAGCTCCTGCGCCTCGCCATATTTATGCTTGTTGCGCACTGGTACGAGCACCGCGAAGCAGTAGGGTCGTTCGGATCTGAAGTCCCGCTGGCAGTCGATAGCGTGCTCAGGCTCTACTCCGATGGAGGGTATAGCTGATGCCCGCCGCCACCGTAGTAGGAGACATGCGTCGTCGCGCAGCCTTGCAGGCTGCGACCGATGCGCTCGATGACTACGGGCAGGCAATTCGCACTTGGGCCACCTATGCGACCGTGTGGGCCAGCGTTGTCTCGACTCCAGGCAGCGAGCCACAGAGCGCTCTGATGCAGTCATCAGTCACGACCTACACGGTCACGATAAGATACCGCACCGATGTGCTACCGACTCACCGCATGATCTACGGAGACATCACGCTCAACATCGTCGGATTAAGCACCGTTGACGGTGTAAATAAACACCTCAAGATCACGGCTGTGCAGGTCGAGTCAGATGCGCCAGCGACCACGACGACCACGACGACGGCAGCACCTACGACGACCACCACCACGACTGGAGGTGCGTGATGCCATTCGCCATTAAAGATAATTTTGAGGTCAAGGGATTGCGCGAGCTTATGGATCGGCTAGCCAAGTTCCCCGTAGCTATGCGTACGGCATGCAGACGTGCGGCACGTAAGATCGCTGGCCAGATCGCTAGGCTTGCTCGAGCCAAAGCACCAAGCAGAAAAGAGACGGTCAAGGTCGGCAATCGCACGGTGCGCATGTATGGTGCATCCCAAACGCTTAAAAAGAGCATTGGCGTAAAAGTGACGACTACTCGTATGGGCATTGTAACTGCAATTGTAGGTCCAAAGAGAAAGTCTCAGTCTGAGGTATTTATTGCCTACTATAAGCCACGCAAGGCCTACCCTGCTCAGCGCAACGTCACAGTTACTGCCAATCCGGTCAAGTACGCGCACCTAGTAGAGCTAGGATTTAACGCCAAAATATGGGGCACTGGCAAGACTGTCCGAGTAGCGCCCAAACCATTTTTGAGGCCTGCTCTCGATGGCAATAAGAGCCAAGTTTCAACAATCACGGCCAGCTATTTTCAAATTGTTATTGACGACCTAATCTCCAAGGGCAAGCTTGCACCTGAGACTGGTGGTGATGTATGAGTGCCCTAGGCAAACTCCTACGCACCTACCTCGTCGGTCGCACCGACTACGGCACGACTATCCCCGGTGGCATATCACCGGAGAATGCGCCAGTGGGCTCATCGCTGCCCTATGTCGTCTATCAGGGCATAAGCACTCAGCGTCAGATGCTGCTCAGCGGTATACCAGCAGTCATCACAGAGCGTGTTACGCTCACGGCAGTGGCTGAGACTCGATCTAGCGCGCAGGGCGTCCTAGTGTGGATCGCGGAGCAGATCGAGGCTACACCAGGGCGACAGACCGTCTCGGGCACTACAGTGCATCACTGGCGTATTGAAGAAGCCCAGGATCAATCCGAGCTTGGGGGAGATGGGACCGACGAGCTAGCTCGACTGACTACAATTGACGTAGTCGGCACATACCAGTAAAGGAGTCTCGACATGCCAAATGTTCTTGGACCGGGAACGACCGCAGCCTACGCGACGCTGAGCAGCAGCACCGCAGGCACCACGGCAGCTCTTAACGGGCTGATCAGCATCGCGGCTAATGCACGATCTACGACGTTCGCTGACGTTACTGCGCTAAGCGACACAAAAATGCAACGTGTGCCAGTGCGCAACGACCCAGGCACCGTCCAATTCACGCTGTATCTCGACGATACCGCAACTGCCACGAACCTGCTAAGCCTGCTCGATACTCGTCGTCTTGCTAAGGTTCACACTCGTGTGACCGTCGATCTCGGTGGCGCAAATATCGATACAATCGCAGTGTACGATGGTTACATCAGCGAGATCGGGTATCCTGATATCGGCGCGACCGATGAAGCGCTGAGGTACACAGTGACTCTCCAATTGAGTGACAAGAGTAACGTATAATGGCACTAGACAAAGCAGCTATCATCGCAGGCGCAAAGCCACGCATAGTCACGATCTCCGTGCCCGAGTGGGGCGGAGATGTATGCCTGCGCGAGATCACGGCAGGCCAGCGCGACCAGTGGGACGCGTGGCAAATTGAAAATGAGGGCGCGGCACGATACGCCAACATCCGCGCCCGCATGCTCGTGCTCACCATCTGCGATGAGCAGGGCGAGAGACTATTTACCGATAGGGATATCGACATGGTGAGCAGCATGCCTGCTCAGACGATCGATAAGCTCTGGGATGCCAGTTGCAAACTGGTAGGCCTGCGCCCCGAGAGTGTGGAAAAAAACTAGCCAAGCGCCCGCTCAGGCGGGTGCTATTTCGGCTCGCTGGTCATCTAGGTATGACGGTCGGCGAGATAGAAGAGCGGATGAGTAGCACAGAGCTGGCCGAGTGGGTCGCACTCATAAGGCTCGATCCATGGGGCTACTACCGCAGCGACCTACAGCATGCGTTGTCGGCATGGGCACCGATGGCAGCGTGGAGCAAGGGCGCCAAGGTCACAGATTTCTTGCCTCGCGATCTTTGCGCGGAGATGGAGTCAGAACGAACAACACTCACGGCACTGGTAGAGACCGGGGCCAAAGTGATGACAAGGGAGCAGGCATATGGCTAGTATCGCCAAACTCTCAGTACAGATGGGATGGCAGGGCGCCGAGCTGACTAAGGGCGCTGCTGATGCCAGCAAAGACTTGAAAAACGTAGGCGACAAAGCTAGAAAAACTAAAGAAGAGCTCGAGGCGCTTAGAAAAGAAAAAGACAAGCTAGGCGAGAAAAAGTTAAATTTAGCAGAATCACTAGGCCTTAAATCTTTGAACGATGTTAAAGGCCTGATGGACATGGCACGCGGCGTGTTCCAGTTTTTTGTTGGCCTACCCATCCAAGGTGCCGTATCCATTCTGAAAATGGGTGGCGCTCTCGAGACGATGACCATCCGCGCCCAATACGCTGCCAAATCAATCGAGGCTGGCAATAAAGTAATCAAGGATCTACGCGACCTTAGCAGCAGCAGTGGCGTGCCATTGCAGGATCTGGCCAAGGCATTTGAACAATTCACGGCTGCTGGCATAAGCACGGCAGGCGCATCGACAATCCTAGCCAATGCGGGCAACGCCATCGAGCTGCTCGGTGGTGGAGCATCTGGTGCCCAGGCAGTTGCTGCGGCAATCACCGAGATCCGTGGAGCGGCAATCGCAACAGATGCGCCGCTCAAAACATTGCAGCGAGGCGGGCTGAGAGTATTTGAAGCACTCGCCCAGGAGCTCGAGGCAGTCACGGGCAATGCCTACTCGGTCGAGGAGGCAATGGCTGCCGTGCAACAAGGCTCGGTGAGCAGTGCCACGGCAGTGCGCGCAGTATTTCGAGCCAGCAATTCGACAGAGGCTAAGGCTGCCGCTGATGCGTTTAACGCATCATTTGACGGGCAATTACGACAATTGTCGTCAGGTTTCAATGATTTGCTCACAGAAATCGGTAAGCAACTGCTTGCCATTATCCAGCCAGAGAAGGCATTTGCCGCGCTCAAAGGTGCATTCCAGGGCGTCAAAGAGGTCGTGCAGGAGATCGCCGCGGCATTCATGCCAGTGATCGATCCCAAAGATAAAGCATCAGGGCTAGCCTCTATATTTGAGTCGAGCAAACAGATTGCCAAAGACGTTGTCAATAAATTGGTCGAGGGTATTACTCAGCTAAAGGGCATGTTTGACGAGGTCGTCGCTGGCATACGCAAATTGATGCAGGACTATCAAGGCATGACCGCAGGCAAAGTTGCAACCAGCGCTGCCACAACAGTCGTTACCGCGCCATTCGAGATTGGCAAAGCCATGACTATGGCAGTTGGAGATTTTGTCAAAGGACCGCGTGTCGATCCAAATAGACCAGGGCAGATGACGATTGGCGATGAGGTGCGGGCTAAAATAAAACTCGAGAAAGAAATAGCGTCAAAATCAAATCTTGCTTTGATTTCTGCAATGTCATCATTTTTGCAACTGAATAATGAACTGCCAAAAGTAGGAGTCAGTGCTGAGGAGGCCGCTGTCAACGCTAAAAACCTTGCCTATCAGCAAAAACTCAACGCTCAATTTGCTGAAGAACAAGCCAAGAATGAGAAAAAAGCTAATCTTGATTTAGAGCTTGCCACGAAAGACAACATCAAATTGACCGCAACTATACTAAATAACAATATGAGCATCACAGAGAAATTTGCTGAGATGACTGGCAATCTTGAATCAATGATGGCGCAGGCAGCCAAGGGCAGCAAAGAATCTGCTGACAAATTGCGAGCAGCACAAACTAGGGTAGTAGGCAAGCAATTGCAGGACATGATCAAGCAATTTGCCACGCCCCAAGCAGGCACTGCGCAGGCATTTGTCGCTGGCTCTGCCGGTGCTGCTGAGGCGCAGATCCGAGCTAGAGTCGAGGGCATGAATGCTCAGGCCGACCCACAGAAACAACTGGTCGCTGCTGCTGCTGAGGCTGCGAGGCAGGATGCGATACAAACTAAATTGCAGGAGCGTCTAGTCGCTGCCGCAGAGAAAGCAAACATAATCAAGCCCGGCACTCTGGTGATCCCGAAATAAAGGAGGCGACATGGCGTATACACTGTTCAGCGAGGTCGCCGAGGGGCGCACAGCGAGCGTCGATCAGAAATTTAACCGCACATATACTCGGGTATTTCTGGTGCGCACCAGCGACGCATCGTACGGGCCAGCGTATGCCGCATCTCATCCATCACTGCCGATCATATTTAGCGCGCACAATGAGGATGCGTTCGCATACTGTTTGAGTATTAGCCCGTCACAAGATCAGGGCGACCCTACGCTTTGGCGCATCACGGTCAATTATGGCTACAACGTCGACGCGCCATCGGCAGCATCTGCGCCATCTGGCGACCCTGCGGTCGAGACTCAGCAGACAGGGCAACCGCCAGCGGATCGTGAGGAGAACCCGCTATCTAGGCCGAGAGATTACAGCGTCAGCACGACATCGTACCCGCTCGGGGTGATGTTTGATCGCTCTGGTACGCTCATCCGCAACTCGGCGAAAGATCCGTTTCTGCCCGTGCCTGAGATCGTCAAGGGCGGCGCATCGATCACGGTAGGGCTCAACTCTGTAAACTCTCCATCGGCAGCGTGGATCGGATCAATCGGCACGGTTAATGCAAGCTCATACACGGTCGGTCCCTATGTGATTGGCACAGCATTGGCTAAGCTCAATAGTGTTAGTGCCAATCTGGTTTACGAGAATAATGTCAGCTATTGGCGCTGGACGCTAGTCTTTGAGTATCGGCCAAACGGCTGGACGCATGTCGTCAACGATATGGGAATGTTCAAGCTCGTCGCAGGCGTTCGCAGCCCTATTGACTACAACGGCGTCAACGTCACAGTACCAGTCAATCTTGACGGTGCAGGTCTACCGCTGGCACCTGCGAGTAGTCCTATCCCATTGACGTTCGACATTTACCCGCGTACTACATTTCCATCACTCTAGGAGGCCCGTAGACGATGGCAGGCTATCTCCTAGACGATCAATCAATCGCGCGCCTCGCCACGCTCCTGCGTGAGTATGAGGCGGGCAATCTCGCCAATCGTGACCGTAACGTCATGCCTCGAAATGGGCCGAGCTACCCGATCGTGCATGTGGTGCGTGTCACATCGACAACGCCGACATCAGGCTACTATCCCGGTAAGCTGATGACCTACGTCGCCGCGACTGACACGTGGACCGACGATGTCGATATCAAAATCAAGGACATCAACGGTGGTGTGCCAATCGTTCAGCGGTATCTCGGCAGGTACGCGGGCATTAACAGCTACGGCAATCCGGTGTACATGATTATTCTCTCGGGTGGCGGTGGCGCAATCCTGAGCTACGACTACGTCTCAGCCATCTCCTGCGTCGACGGCACCATCACTCCTGTCTACACCACGATATGTGTTCCCGGTGCGTATTACTGCACGACAACCACCACCACGACAACGACTACGGCGGCACCAACATCGAGCACATCCAGCACGTCGAGTACGACCACCACGACAACGAGCACAGGAGGTCCGTGATGGACGATATCGTTATCCACACGACCACGGCACCACAGAACGACTGCTCATGGATGTGGGACGGCATACGCTGGGTGCCGCAAGGACATGAGCCTATCTGTCCGCCGTGCTGGCCGCCGCACAACGACGGGACGTGGTTCGGTGAAGTGGTGTACACGTCGCATGGCACGCCACCACCGATACGTGGGGGTGTGTGATGGCGTGTAATGATCTGCAATGTGTATATCAATGGAATGGCTCTACGTGGGTATTTATTGTAGAGAATTGCGGGCAGGGCTGCGAATGTTCTGGGCCACCTTCATATAATGGCACAGAAATAGGGGAGATTGGCGGAGGGCCTTGCCGAGAAGAGACGGGATCGACAACAACAACGAGCTCTTCCAGCAGCTCATCATCGACTACCACTAGCTCGAGCAGCTCATCGTCGAGCACAACCAGCTCGACTACCAGCAGCACGACAAGCACTACATCCACTCCGTCACCATGCGGCGGTCTATGCGTCTATCGATGGAACGGCTACATCTGGACCGTCTATATCAACTCATGCGAGGGCGAAGGGTGCATATGCGGTCCGGCTCCTAGTGAGCCGGGCACAGAAATAGACGAGGAATGGTACGTAGACTGCGTTGGATCAACTACGACTACTACTAGCTCGACTACCTCATCGACTACCTCGAGCACGACCACTAGCAGCACGACCTCGACTACGACCAGCACATCGACCAGCACGACCACGACTGCGGCACCGACTACGACGACCACGACAGGCACATCAGGCCCATGTCCCGGTCTATGCATTTATGAATGGAATGGCACTATTTGGGTGCTAGATACCGACACATGCACTGCCAATCCAGGGTGCTTTTGCTTCGAGCCACCGCCATATCCTGGCTCCTATTTTGGCGAGGCGTACGTTGTAAATTGCAACAATGAACCTCCCCCAACAACAACAACAACCAGCACGACAACCAGCACAACCAGCACTGCGCCGCCGACCACGACAACGACGAGCAGCACGGGCACCACGACATCATCGACCACGACTAGCAGCACATCATCGACCACGACGACAACCACAACCGAGCAACCCTGCACCGGCTCATGCACGTGGCAATGGCGTGCAGAATTACAGAAATGGATCAAGATCTCTGGCGGTAACGGCACCTGCTCGACGGGGTGCTCATGCTCTTATCCTGCCAGCAATGGTACGACAGATGGTGAGATAGCGACGCCAGCGTGCAAGCGGCTGACGTGTGCGAAATGTTGTAATGCGAAAGAAAACGCGTCTTGTTGTCCAGTTATAAATACATGTTGTACTCCTGAAATTTATATACCAAATAAGTTGTATGTTACATTTACAGACTCATCTGGAACATGCCCATGTTTAGACGGTTTAACATTTACGCTTGAAAGAATAATTACTAATACGTCTTTAATTGCATGGAGATTAAAGCCAGAATGTTCGCCTTGGTATCCTATTGTTTTAAATTGTGAAACTACATATGTGTGTTCTGGAATTACAACGTATGCTTATCCAGCTACTGGTCCACAGATAGCTTTATTAAATAATACTTACGGAGAAAATGAGTGTATTTTTCAATTAGATTGGACTGCCTCAATAGTCAGATATGGTATTCAACCATGTAACATGTCGGGCCAAGCCATTAAAAACCCCTACCCATTTGTTGACAATTATCCAAATGCAGCCAGAGGTTATGATTCGACCGCTACTTTTCCATGTTCTCTTCCTATTAATGTAACATTTTCAAAACTTTATTTTGACGCATCATATATTCAATTTGGCTCTTTACCTTGTTTTGGTTGCTACATTACGGAAGGTCAACATCCAATCACTGTGACAATTACCGAATGAAACCTTGCAACCACACACCACCGCGCAACGGATGCCGACTCTGCTGGCTCTACGACCACGACCCTCGCTATCGCGCGCTCTGGGGCGGAGATCCGACAACCGTTGAGACATCGGTCACGACTACGGGTGCGACTCCGCCAGCGACAGGGCCAACGCCAGATCAGCTCGAGATGCTGCGCAAAATCAAGTTGCACATGTCCGCGCCATGCCAGCATCTAGGCGAAGCGCTCGAGGCTAAGCCTAGCTGTGGCTGCGGTGGCACATTGGCAATCCTGCACGTGTGTGGTAGACATGATCGCTGTAGGATATCATCGCGGGATCAGAGCAATCGCAACTGCGTTTCCTGCGATGACTACGAGCCGAGAGCAAAAGATGAAAATTGACCTGACGATTGGCATGGCGACCTATGACGACCCGCAAGGCGTCTGGTGGACCCTATCCTCGCTGCGCATGCACCACCAGCTCGACGGTGTGGAGCTGCTGGTGGTTGACGATCATCCCGAGCCTAATCGTGGCGATATCCATCACGTCTGTAGTAATTCACGAGCCAGATATGTCCATGCGCCCAAAGCCATGGGCCCAGCGCATGCGAAAAACTCTGTGTGGGAGCATGCGCAGGGCTCTCACGTCCTCGTCATCGACTGTCATGTGCTGCTTGTGCCAGGAGCGGTCGAGGCGCTTGTAGCTGCTGCCCGTGCTGACGCAGTCGGTCGTGATATGTGGGTCGGCCCATTGCGCTCTGAGGCAGGCAACATCATCGCCACCGAGCTGAGCCCTGAGTTGCGCGGTGATTTTTTCGGCACGTGGCTAGTCGATAGTCGCTACCCGGTCAGCGAGACCCGCGAAGTGCATGCCCATGGCAGCGCATTATCTTTCATGCGCAAGGCCGACTGGCCGAAATTCTCGCAGCATTTCCGCGGATTCGCAGGCGAAGAGGTTTATATCCACGACAAAGTCCGTCTCCATGGTGGTAAGGTGCTGTATCAGCCATGGCTCGGATGGTGCCATCGTTTCCCGAGATTTGGTGCTGTTCCCTACAGCCTGACGCTCAACGACAAGCTGCGCAACTATCTCATCGGCGCCTATGAAATGGGCTGGAATATCAGCCAATTTAGAGAGTATTTTGGACGTAAGCTACCTCAAGCTCAGCGGCTTGAGGTTGAGCAGCAGGTGCTCGAGATCTACCCGCTGATATTCGACGGCAGGTACGACCATGTGCCAGCCGTCAAAACTCACGACTAGGAGTCAGTCATGGATGCTGTGAGTCAATCGTTCGGCCCTCACGTCTGGCTGCTCTATGTTGTGCTCTGCGGAGTCAGTGCTGCCGCATGGTGGCTGGCGCAGAATATACTCATCCCGGTGCGAGATGATCACCGGGAATTCTTGAAGGAGCTACGGGGCAGCATCAAGGACATTAGCAGCACGCAGCACGATCTTGCAGACACGGCAACTGTCATCAGCGCAAAAATCGATACACTAGGGTGCAGACCGCAACCCCGCAACTCAGGGATACAGCAACAATGATGCTCGCAGCGCTGCTCGTACTAGGCCAGCTCGTCGTACCTACTGAGGTGCGTGGCGAGGTGGCCGAGTTTGTGACGGTGATCGCAACGACTGAGGGCAAGGTCGTCCGATATGTTGCGCTCGATCAGGGATTGCAAGTTTTTCCCTCCAGTCTGCTCGCCAATCAGCGAGCAACCGTGGTCACAAGCGCACGACCCGGCAGGTATCGCCTGCTCGCATACACCAGCGTTGCTGATGTCCCGACTGAGCCAGTCATCACGACGGTGATCATCGGGGGCGCATCACCACCATCTCCACCATCACCGATCGTCGATCCGCTGGCCGATGCCCTTGCTGGCATCTACGGCGGATCGCAGGAGCGAGACAAGGCTGCGACACTGGCAAAACTATTGACGCTCTATCGGGCAGCACCTGCGACTATCCGGTCGCCCACAATCACGACCACCGAGCAGCTCTATGCCGCTATGGTCATGGCTCGCAAAAACGCTGGCATCGCTGACGCTGCCCTGTCGCCCGTGCGTGAGCGCATCGCGGTCGAGTGGGTATCAGTCATGGGCGCAGACGATCGAGCCCTCACGCCTGAGCTACGCGACGCAGCGATCACATTATCAGCCCGCATCGTGTCAGCTCTGGAGACGATCCGATGAATAGCCAATATGTGCCGGGATGGGTAGACGACAAGCAGGCAGTCGATGACATCGTTGCAACCTGCGTCGATGCGGACATCAGTAGTACGCCTATCGGCTCGACTCCTATCGAGGATCTGCCCGATCACGTTTATCTCTGGGATCTCGCTCGCAAGGCAACTGGCGCTCTCCTGCCTCCACGCAATCAGGGCAAGGTTGGCTCCTGCGTTGCGTTCGGCACTGCGCGGGCAATTGAGTACACGATGTGTGCTGAGATCGTGGCTGGCGAGTCCGAGCAGTACATACCGCTCGCAACTGAGCCGATCTACGGTGGTGCCCGCGTCGAGGTCGGTGGTGGCAGTATTCGCGGTGATGGCGCGATCGGCGCTAACGCTGCGGCTTGGGTGAGAGATTGGGGCGTGCTCGGCCGCGAGGAGTATCTAGGCATTGACCTACGGGAATACTCAGAGTCTCGATGTCGTGAGTACGGCACCAAGGGCGTGCCGCTTGAGCTTGAGGGCATCGCCAAAATTCACCCCGTGAGATCCGTAACACGAGTGCGCACATGGGTTGATGCGAAGCGCGCCCTTGCCAATGGCTACGGCATAGCGATGTGCTCATCGCAGGGCTTTACGATGACGAGAGACACTAACGGTATTGCGATGGCCGCAGGCACGTGGCAGCACTGCATGTGTCTTTGCGGTTACACCACGATCACTGGCCGCGAGTATGGGCGCATCGATAACTCATGGGGCGCATCATCGCATACTGGGCCAGTAGGACCGGGCAGCCCTGGGCCCGAGGGATTCTACGCGAGCAGCAGCACCATCGAGGCAATGCTGCGCAGTGGCGACTGCTGGATATTCTCCAACGTCGAGGGATTCCCGACACGCAAGATCTCATGGATCATATAGGAGGCTGATATGGTCGAGCACATCGAGCGAGTACGACGACTGGCACGCGGGCAGGAGGGCTGGAGCCAGCTCTGCCTGACTAGCGCAACCACAGTATTGAGCGAGGCGCTGGTCAAGGCGCACACCTTGCAGGCGATCAAGGTACGCCCCGGTCAGCCAATCCCCGATCCGAAACTGCTACGGGTATGGGCTGAGGAGGTGTGTGACGCCATCTTGGCCGATCCTGAGTACCCTGATGGTCACGGCTGGCGCATGCTGGCCGAGTATTGCAACGACCTGATCCGCACTCACGTGCTCGAGGCAGCCAATGTTTAACGCCCTTGCTCGCTGGCTCGATCGCCTTCTCACATCGCCCGGCGTGGCTGATGTCTACGGCGGCACTCCTCGATCTCCGAGATGGTCAGCGACACGCCGTAAGCACCTTGAGGCGCAGCAGAAATGTGAGGCATGCGACCGTGTCACCTCGCTCGAGGTACACCATGTGATGCCCTATCACTTGCATCCTGAGCTTGAGTTATCGCCCGGCAACCTCATGACGCTCTGCGAAGATTGTCATTTCATTTTTGGTCATTATTCAGACTGGCGCAGCCACAATCCGCTGGTGAGAGTCGATGCCGCGACATGGCTCGAGAGAGTACGATCACGACCTCAGGGGTGAGTTATGACGCTGCCAAAGATCTCGTGTCTATGCCCAACGTATGGCAGGCCTCGCCAGCTCGAGCACGCCATCGAGTCGTTTCTACGGCAGGATTATCAGGGCGAGAAAGAGCTGATAATCCTTAACGACTACGGCGAGCAGTCGCTGATCTATGCTCACCCTGAGGTCAAAATCTACAACGTATGGGAACAGATTCGCCCGCTCGGCGCTAAGTTCAACGCAACGGCATCGCTCGCCACCGGCGACCTATTAGCGATCTGGGAAGATGACGACATTTACCTGCCATGGCGGCTCAGCTACAGCGTCGAACACCTCGACAGTAATCGCATCTATCACACGGCTAGTGCGTGGTTCGAGGAGGACACGCACAAGCTCACGCCATCACGCAATCTCTACCATTGCAACCTGATGATGAGTCGTGAGGTGTTCGACTCAATCGGCAGGTACAGCGAGGTGAGAGATACTGGATCAATAGACGTTCTGCTATTTGATGAACTGCGCAAAAAATACGGCACCATCACGCAGGAGATTGAGGACAAAGATCGGTTCTACATTTATCGTTGGGGCACCAGTGGGGGCTATCACGCCAGCGGCTGGAGCACCAACATAGTGAGCGAAATGGCTGCCAACCATCTGCGGCAGCACAACACGACACGCGGCATCGTCGAGCTCACGCCGCACTGGCCGTACGAGTACACGGAGTATCTGCCATGCGCACGCTAGATCAGGCATTTCTCGATGCACTCAATCGCCCTAGTGACATTTCAGAGCATCTCGAGACGATCCGCTCGCACGCTGCTGGATACCAGCACGTCACCGAGATGGGCGTGCGCGGTGGCGTCTCCACCTGGGCTCTACTGTCTGCGAGACCGAAACGATTGGTGTGCTACGACATTTTGCCGATCGACATGAGCGAGCATGCCCGCATCGCGGCTGAGGAGCATATTGATTTTGAGTTCAAGCAGCTCGATGTGATCGAGGCAGACATCGAGGAAACCGATTGCCTGCTGATCGACACGTGGCACACGTACAGCCAGCTCTGCGCTGAGCTGCAATTGCACTCGCCACGTATAAGAAATAATGGGCACATTATCTTACACGACACATATACGTTCGGTTATATCGATGAGCCTGCCTACCCTCACGCATCGAGCGCAGCTTTGCGATGGGGCAAAATGAGCGCTAAGCGCGGTCTACGCCTAGCGCTCACGGAGTTTGTCGATCGCATGCCCGACTGGCGCATCGTGCTAGATCACCCGCACAATAACGGGCTCACAATCCTGCGCAGATCAGCCTAGGATCTCACGCAGGAGCCAGAGCGACCAATACAGCGTCCAGCCGAGCGCTGCCGAAAGAAGGCCAGCGCCAAACCAAGCAAGCGTCTCGTCATATCGTGTCGGTGGTGAGCGCTCGTCCATCATCGATACCTCACGCATGCGTACCAGCCGTTGCGACCACGTACCACCGACTGCTCGACGATTGGCCGCTGGCCATAGTAGCAGCAATTGCGCAACGCCTGCGCTGCTGAGCTCGAGGAGAACCCAACGCCCTCATAACGGTAACTGCCACCACGATGGGCCATGCGTCCCTGCGCCGCGCTTGTGCTAGCGCTCTGCTGAGCGCTCTGATCCATCATCAGCCCTGCAAGTAACATCAAAATCACGGATCACCCCTCTCACCCAGTCCTGTACCATCAGCTGGTCGCCCACGCGGACGACACAATTCTGCCTGATGGCATCTCTCATGCGCTTTATTTCGCGCTCGAGTTTCAATATGCGCTGCTGCGCCTCTAGCAACCAATCAGCCTCGTCACTGGTCATATGTCGCCCTCAGCATCTCGAGGCATTTGATCGCCTTGTCGATATCTTGCACGCCATTTTTGAGCGTATGGCGCCAGACATACTTGGCCGCATTACCCGCTAAATATGCTCGGTATCCGAGAACACCGAGCCCTGCCAACTGAGCTCTGGCGCAATCGACATCAGAGCCATCACGCGGATCATAATGAGCCGGGTTGATCGGATCCATACCCCATCCTCCTGAGCACACGCCTCAGGCGTTGTACTGCGTTGCGCCAGTTTCTTGACACTGCTGCTCGCACCTGCCCTAAGTCCTGAGCGGCAGACGCAAACGACTGATCATTGAGCCATGCCTGGACTGCATAGCGCTCATGTGGCAGACAAAATAGCAAAGCCTTGCCAACGTCTCTAGCTACGACTATTGAGTCCTCAGCAGATCCGATGATGTCCTCATATGGAGCAGCTAGATCGTAGTCGCCAATCGTGCCCACTCGCATCGTTTTGCGCCTCTCAACTTGCCGCTTGACATGATGCAAGCGCTCACGCCTAACGATCTGGTATACCCATGTGGAAAACGCACCACGGGCAGGATCGTAGGAGTCCATGTGTCCGAGTATCCATGCGATCATCGATTGTGTCCAGTCCTCAGGATCTAGGTCTACAGGCTTGAATCGTCGCGCGGCTGCGTAAACCAAACGTAGCTGATCGTCAGTCATAACACTCTCGGCAGTATGGTCGTAGATGTCCAGTGCCATCGGGCTGGCTGCCACCATACTCCTCGACACGATCACGCGCCCACAAGGGCAAGCTTTTTTTATTGCGAGTCATTGCCCGGCGACAATTGCAACAATCCATGATGATCGCATCCTCGGGCAATTGCAGCACACGACCTGATGCGTCCATGGTCGAGACTACGACTCCGCTATCCTGCATGCGATCACGCACCTCGAGGTATTGCTGCCGAGCCAGCAGCAATGCCTTAGCCTCAGTCGCATCGATGCCACGGCGACCCTCCTGCGGCATAGTACTCGATGGTCGTGTCGCCTTGACGGATACGCGGATCTGATCATCAGGATGTGTCGCCATCTCTAATACCCCATCAGATCAGCGAGATCAGAGCTCAGAACGTGACGGACCGCA